AAGTAGACTGGCCGGAAGATGCCAGATTCAAGTGCGGCGATAACGTCCGGGTGTATGTACCTCATATATCAAGGGCCTCTTCGCAGTTCACGACCAGCGCGTAAATGATGGGCGCGGTGATCTGCCAGCCCACGGAGTCATCCGTGAGCATCATCTGACAGCGCGGCTCATTGACACGAACCTCTGTGCCAGCGGGCAAGGTGACGCGCAGAGGCGGCGTAAATTCTATCGTGGCGGTGCCGTTCAGATTCGATGACGCGGTGCTGGTGACTTTCTTCAGCGCCCCGTTGATTTCGAACCAGTCACCGGCGCATAAAAGTTCTGGCTGGTGGGCTTCAAAACCGTTCGCGGTGAGCGTGGTCGCGCCTTGGCTGGCCTGCGCTGTGAGCGAGCCTGCGCGGTCTACGGTGCCGAGGGGGTACCAGCCTGTAGGGGTAAGCCAGAATCGACCAGCGCGGCCCTGCAACCCGGCAAAAAACCCCTGTAAAAGCCTGGCCTCTTTGCCTGTGCGGTTATTAAAGGTCAGTGTTGCCGTCCACTTCGCCCCCGGCATAGCCTTGGTTTGTATCGCCCCGTTCAAGTCGCTAGGGAAGACCTGGGTATTGAACTCAATATCCCAGCCCTCATCTGTGCGCCGGACGGGTGGAAAATCCTTAATCATGACCGTCTCCCGGTGGCTCTGGACATTGGCCCGCCTGAATTGATGGCCTCAAGTACGCCCTGCTGCGACATTTGTTTGATGGCTGGCATGGCTTTTCGTATCTCGGCATTGATTGCGCCGGTCAGTCCGGGGCTGATCTGGAATACTTGGGTGATTTCTGGCATACCGCCCCCGCCAAGGTTGCTCTTTTGAACGTTGTCAAGGGTGCGGTCCAGCTTGGCACTTGTGCCGGAGGTCACAACCCGCTCACCTTTTTCAAGGTTCCAGGTTCCGGATTTTGGCACGCTGTCTATGCCGTCATGCGCTTGGCCGGCATACTGCTGGCCTTGTATCTTTGCTATCTGAACAGCGCCCAGAAGACCAATAGAGGTTGAAAGCGCGACGTTTACAATCGGGTTAGGAGTGGCGGCCAGCGCCTTTGTTGCAGCTAGTGCGGTTGCAACAAAGGCTTCACTAGAAGCGAGATTTTTATAAGATTGGAATGTTTCCTTGCCGCCCTCTTTCGCAATATCTGCAAAATTACCCAGGGCGCTGCCAATAGCTCCCAGCGCGTCTGCCTGGTTTGCGGTAAGAACCTGGAAGCGGTTGCTCTCAAGCTGTGCTAACTCTTCATTGCGTATTTTTGTCGATTCAACGATCAGACTATTAAGCTCGCCCTCGCCCTCTATTAGTCCCTGCCTTGCCCCGTCACGGAGCGCCTGAAGCCTCTGTTCATGAGATTCTTCAATCGAATATTTCCGATCAAGAAAAAGCTTAACATTCTCAAACTCCGACGCCTGTGCTGCAAGAATTTCCTTGCCTCGCTGTCCGGCGTCCAGGCCCCCAAGCACTGAATCATAGGACGCAGCCAAGCTTTCGTTTGCGGCTTCCTGCTTTTCAAATGCGTCGACCGCCTCCAGGGCAGCGCTGGCTAGCGCCAATTGGGCGGGCGTCGCGCCTTCGCTTTCAAGTTTCAGTAGCTTAATAGCATCGGAAGACATACCGACAGTCGCAGCCTGAAACTGTAGCGCCTTAATCTGCTCCTTGATTGGGTTCGCTACCCCGGCTGTGTCGCCACCAAGCCCCGCCGCTTCCTTAATCTTTTTATTTGCGGCTAGCAGTGCGGCGGCGGATTCGTCAGCAGCTACTTTTGCTTCAAATACATACTTTTTAAATTGGTCGCCGGGTAGTGGTTTGCCAAGCTCCTTCGCTAGCTCTTCGTTGATTTCGGCTATTTCAGCCGTGGTGCCATCAATGAGGTCCTGTACGTCCTGCCCAATATCAGACAGGCCGAGCAGTTCAAAGTTTACCTTGGGGATCGCATTAAGGGCGCTCAGTAACTCGTTAACAGCGGCGGTGGGTAGCTCCACTATCTCCCGGCTAATCTCAAGAAAGCCGTTGCGGATCTCCAGCGCGAAAACATCAAGCGCCGCCTTTGTTCTCAGGAACTGCCGGTCTAGCTCTGCTACTGAATTAACCGCATCCCCTGCGCCCTCTATAGCTATGCTGAAAGCGTCAGCGGTGGCAGTGCCAAGCCCACCTGCATCCTTAGCGTTTTGAACAAACAGGTTACTGACACCTGTAAGAATAGGGGCAAACTGCACAGCAAGCTGCTGGCTTAGTCCATCAACCAGCCTTCCCGTACGTGAGAATGCGTCATTAGCCTGCTCGACTTTAATCGCGTCCAGATCACTTAGTGAGAGCCCTAGTGTCTTTAGCTCTTCGCGGTATCCCCGAATAGCATCGCCGCCCTGAACAAAGAAGGCCGCAGCCTCTTTCTGCTCAAAACCAAGGTCTTGCGCGAACCGGGCGGCCCTTTGCATCGAAACGCCGCTGTCGCGCACTGCGTCGGCAATGGCCGCTACTCGCTCGTCAACGTCCATGGCTGACAGTTCTTCAAGGCTCAGGCCCAATGCCTTCACGGCCTTTGCACCCTCGCCCATGCCTACTTCAGCGGCACCAAGGCGGCGGTTAAGCCGAGCCAGAGACATTTCAAACTTGTTCACCCCGGCATCGCCAAAGGCCAGACTTAAGGCTGTTACTGCATCGAATGAGGCACCGAGGGAGCGGGCTAGCTTGGCTTGACTATCGACGGTCTTAAGACCCTTAATCGTTAGCCCTGTGAGCGCAGCACCGGCAGCCGCAGCCCCGGCAGCAACAATGGTCAGGCCTTTCTTGACGGCTTGACTAGTCGCTTTAAGGTTTCTCTCGACCTGCTTGCGCCATTTATTTGACGACCTTTCAGCCTTGTCCATTCCTTGGATGAAGCCCCCCGTTTTCGCAACGAGGTCGAGCGTCAATGTGCCAAGTGATTTCGATGCCACACACTTTCTCCAGGCAATAAAAAGCCCCACATTAAGCGGGGCTGTTGGTTAAAACTCAGGTGTTCTGCAGGGCTACCCTAACGGGGCCTGAAACAGCCACCAGACAACGGATATGGAAGCGGCAACAATCGCGGCTCGCGCGGGCCAGCCTTTGACCCAGTGCTTGAAGTCAGACTGGTGGCTGCCACATTTCGGGCAAACTGAGGTCGATTCAGATACTTGGTAGTTGCAATCAGCACAGCTAACGTGGGTCATGGGGTTATCCTCCTGGTATATAGGGCCAGCATAGCACCCTAATGCCAGGAGTTCATCGCTTCTTCTAGTGACATTTCCGGCTCGTGCGCATGGGCCATGAAGTCCGTTAACTTGAACTTCTGCTTGGAGCTTTTGCTGTTCAGGTAAATGGCAGACAGGAGAGCTGAAGCTTCTTCTATTCTCATGCCGATATTCAGGCTGCCCCTGAGATCCCGATAGGTCGCCCATTTCAGAAACTCCCGATAACTAAGGCGCTCCTTCGCCTCTGCTATTGTGCGACCGCCGACACCTGCAAGCACTAACTCGTGCCATAGCTCGTCCTCGCCGCTTAACTCTGTGGCTTTTTTTTATCGAAGTCGCTGACCTCACCAATGACGCGCAATAACTCCATCGTCAATGCACGGCAGAGCGGGCCGCGCTCTTCGTCAGCCTCGCCTGTTACGTCCTCAAGGGTGAACACTGGTTTCAGGTCATCGTCAAGGATGGACGAGGCAATGCGGCTGGCCACGGCATCTCGAGAGGTAATGTCAGATACGGCGGTACTGTACGACAGAGGCTTTACGTTCACTTCTGCCGTGTGATTTTCGCCGTTCGACTTCCAGTTGATTTCCTTCTTGACTGGTGCGCCCGTAAAGGCGCCCATATCTTTCAGGCTGTTAATGTTCAGGCTCATACCGGAACCTTCTTGGTCCACGTGGACACACCGCTACGCTGCACTGAGACTTCAGAGGTAACGACGGTATTACTTGAGAAATCAAGCGGGAAGTCTGCAATGTAACCGGTGAATCCAAACCAGGTGCGGGTGGTAGGCAGAACAAACTTTCCGTCTA